AGAACGAAGCGCACAACGTCTCAGCACGTCTCAAGGCACTGGAGTTGATGGGCAGAGCGGTTGGCATGTTCACTGACAAAGTGGAGCAAAAGGTCGAAGAGATAAGCACAGAGCGGCTTAAGGACGAACTCAAGTCGCACCTTGCATTGCTCGACAACGTCAAGCCAATAAAGAAACGCAGTGCCTAACGTAGGCAGTGAGTCGACAACGTGCCGTGCCGACCCCACTCACCCCCCACCCCCCGTTTGCGCCGTCACGCACCTGCCACGCACTACACTTTGATCCACACATCCAATTTTCCACTCCCATCAATTGTTCGCATCCAGCAGACCCCCCCCTTATGTTTTCTGTATCGAATAGCCGGGGGGTATATTTTTCTTGGAGAATGACTACTGTATAAAAATACAGGTATTTACAGTGTTGTTGCACGAACGCTTGTTCGTGTTTAAACTACCTGCATGAAGATTAAGGAAAGAATATGACTGATAGGCAGAATAGGGTCTTGGAGTTCATACGGATCTACTGGGAGATGAAGAAGAGGTCTCCGACCCTTCAGGAGATTGCTGTCGGGCTTGAGATGAAATCGAGGTCCAATATTCATCGGATTGTTCACAGTCTGGAGAAGAAAGGATTGTTGAGAATTGAACCTAGGCAATTCCGGGCGATCACTGTCAAGTGAGTGATCTACTGACCAAGGCGGAGATTAAGCAGTATCTACAACTGCTCGATACCCTTCCGCCCGATTCCCCGCAGGTGGAGAATGTCTGGAGACTTTTAAAGAGGGATAAGCAGGAACGTTGTCGGCAGAACTTCCTTCCCTTTGTTAGGGAGATGTGGGCGGCCTTTATACCCGGAAGGCACCATCAGATCATGGCGGATGCCTTTGAGAGGGTTGCTTCTGGAGATCTAAAGAGGCTGATCATCAATATGCCTCCCCGGCACACCAAGTCTGAGTTTGCTTCTTATTTGTTCCCATCTTGGTTTCTAGGGATGTACCCGGAAAAGAAGATTATTCAGACCGCACACACAGCGGAACTAGCAGTGGGATTTGGTCGTAAGGTCCGAAATCTTGTTGGAAGTCCTGACTACCAGTCCATATTTGAGACCAAGTTATCAGCAGATTCAAAAGCCGCCGGACGGTGGAACACGAACAAGGGTGGGGACTATTTTGCTATCGGTGTCGGTGGTGCCGTAACCGGTAAAGGTGCAGATGTTTTAATTATTGACGACCCTCACTCAGAACAAGAAGCCATGCTTGGAAACCCGGCTGTGTATGACAGGGTCTATGAGTGGTATTCCTCCGGTCCCCGTCAACGACTTCAACCGGGGGGAAGTATCGTGATCGTTATGACTAGATGGTCAAAAAGAGACTTAACTGGTCAGATTTTGAACAACTCCATCAAGAGGGAGGCCGATGAATGGGAGGTCATAGAACTCCCTGCCCTCCTTCCTTCAGGAAAGCCTCTATGGCCCCAGTTCTGGAAACAAGATGAATTGGAAGCAATCAAGGTCGAACTGCCGGTCAGTAAATGGGAGGCCCAGTATCAACAAAACCCGACCTCAGAAGAGAGCGCCATTATCAAGCGGGATGCATGGAAGATATGGGACGGAGACAGACCCCCTCAGTGTGACTACATCATCCAGTCTTGGGACACCGCTTTTGAAAAAAATAACCGGGCGGACTACTCCGCTTGCACGACTTGGGGCATCTTTTACCGGGATGTCGATGGGATAGAGGTAGCAAATATCGTCGTTCTGGACGCCTTCAAAGAGAGAATGGAGTTCCCAGAACTTAAGAAAATGGCCTACGACATGTGGAAAGACTGGCAACCAGACACCCTTTTGGTTGAAAAGAAGGCCGCAGGGGCACCTTTGATTTATGAAATGAGAAGGATGGGCATCCCTATTTCGGAGTACACACCGAACAAAGGCTCGGATAAGATAGCCCGTGTAAACGCCATTTCAGATTTGTTTGCGTCCGGAATGGTCTGGAGGCCCGAAACAAAATGGGCGGATGAACTGGTAGAAGAGATCGCCTCCTTCCCTAACGGGGATCATGATGACTTGGTGGACTCGACAAGTCAGGCTTTATTGAGATTCCGGCAGGGTGGATTTATTCGTTTAAACACGGACGAAGAGGATCGGATGTTCATACCAAAGAAAGCCGCCTACTACTAAGGACAAGTAATGGCTATTGAAAAATCCCTCTACACACTCCCAGAAGGCATCCCACAGGACGCTATCGAGTTGGAGATTGAGATAGAACAAATCAATGATGAAGATCCAACCGTTGAGGTTGAAGTCACCCTACCCGGCTTTGATGCCAACCTAGCCGATGACATCCCAGAGGCAGATTTAGAAGGTATTTCCTCTGACATTCTGGATATGATCAAAAACGACATCTCGTCCAGAAAGGACTGGGAGAGAACCTACAAAGAGGGTCTGGAATTATTGGGATTAAAGATTGAAGACAGGACAGAGCCTTGGGATGGAGCCTGTGGCGTCTTTCACCCGATTCTTTCTGAGTCCGTCGTCCGGTTCCAAGCCGAAACAATTTTGGAAACCTTTCCTGCTTCTGGTCCGGTAAAGACCAAAATCATTGGAAAAATAACCCGAGAAAAAGAAGAAGCCGCCTCCCGAGTTCAGGACGACATGAACTATGAACTGACGGAGAAGATGGTCGAGTACCGCTCCGAGCACGAAAGACTTCTCTGGTCCCTTCCAATAGCAGGTTCCGCCTTTAAGAAGGTCTATTTTGATCCTGTTCTAGGAAGGCCGATGGCAATGTTCGTACCCGCAGAGGACATTATTGTTCCCTACGGCGCTTCGGATCTTATTTCAGCCCCCCGGATTACGCACCGGATGCGTAAGACCCCCAATCAATTGAGAAAACTACAGGTCTCTGGCTTTTATAGAGACATTGAAGTTCAAGATCCCCCGAAAGAAATTGACGAACTTCAGGAAAAGAAAGACGAAGACTCTGGAATTACATGGACCGAGGACGACAGATACCTGATTTATGAGGTCCATATCGACTACGACTTGCCCGGTTTTGAGGACAAGGACGGGATTGCCCTTCCTTATGTGGTCACAATGGCCTCCACGGGCGAGATTCTGGCTATCCGAAGGAATTATCTGGAGGACGATCCAGCCAGAGAGAAGCGTCTGCACTTCACGCACTACACCTATATCCCCGGTTTTGGCTTCTATGGCTTTGGTTTGATCCACCTAGTTGGTGGTTTTGCCAAATCCGCCACCTCGATCCTTCGTCAACTGGTCGACGCAGGTACCCTTTCCAACCTGCCGGGTGGATTTAAGTCCAAAGATTTACGGGTTAAGGGCGATGACACCCCCGTGGCACCGGGCGAGTGGAGAGATGTGGATGTAACGGGAGTGACAATCAAAGACTCCATCGTTCCTCTTCCCTACAAAGAGCCTTCCCAGACCCTTTTTCAACTCCTTGGAACGATTGTGGAGGAAGGAAGACGGTTTGCTTCAGTGGCGGACCTAAAAATCGCCGATATGTCCAATCAAGCCCCGGTCGGAACGACTCTGGCCCTTCTTGAGCGGACCCTGAAGGTCATGAGCGCAGTCCAAGCCCGTGTTCATGCCGCAATGAAGCATGAATTCCAACTGATTGCCGCTCTGGTAAGAGACTTCACCCCGGATTCCTACTCATACGAAGTCGATGGCCCCATGAGGGCCAAGCAATCGGACTACGACACCACGGAAATCATCCCGGTCTCAGATCCAAACGCTTCGACGATGGCTCAAAGGGTGATCCAGTACCAAGCCGCCCTTCAACTTGCCACCACGGCTCCCAATATCTATGACCTCCCCCAACTTCACAGGCAAATGTTGGAGGTTTTGGGCATTAAGAACGTCCAAAAGATCATCCCATTGGAGGAAGATCAAAAGCCAACCGATCCGGTCTCGGAAAATATGGCGGTTATCACAGGAAAACCCGTAAAGGCGTTCCTGTATCAGGACCATCTAGCCCATATAACGACCCATATGACCGCCGCTCAAGATCCAAAGATGCAACAAATCATTGGTCAGAGCGTAAATGCGAACGCCATACAGGCCGCTCTACAGGCCCATATAGCCGAGCACGTCGCATTCCAGTACCGGGTCGAAATAGAGAAGATGATGGGTGCCCCGCTTCCGCCAGAAGGCGAAAGACTGCCCGAGGACGTGGAGGTCGAACTCTCCCGTGTCGTGGCTCAGGCGGCTCAGAAACTTCTTCAAAAGGACCAAGCAGAAGCCCAAATGCAACAGAACCAAGCCCTACAGCAAGACCCTGTTGTGCAGATGCAGCAAAAAGAAGTCGCTATCAAAGAAGCCGAAGTCCAGAGAAAAGCCCAAAAGGATCAGGCCGATATTGCCCTCAGAGCAGAAGAAATCAAACTGCGGGACGAGCGGGAAAGGCTTCGTATTGATTCTCAGGAAGAAATCGCCGGTGCCCAGATTGGAGCCAAGATTGGGGAGGCAAAACTTAAACAAGAGGCAGAGGGTGCCAAATTAGGAGTCCAAATTGCGTCTTCGAGACTATCTTCTAAGTGAACTAAGAAAAGATCAGGCGGCGCTGAAGGACACCTTGTCTTTCAGCCCGGTTGAAGACTTCGCCACATATCGAGAGATTGTGGGGGAGATACGTGGTATCCAACGAGCGATTCGCATATTAGAGGACTTACCAGATGAATGAAGATGTAATAAAAGAACTGCCCGATCCAAAGGGCTATAAGTTGTTGATTGCTATACCAAAGAAGGATGAGACCCACGCCAATTCCGTCATTGTGATTCCAGAAATGGACCGCAGGAAGGAAGAAATTGCCTCGATTATTGGCTTGGTGGTCAAAGTCGGGACTCTGGCATACAAGGATGAGGAGAAGTTTCCAGACGGCCCTTGGTGCCAACCCGGTGATTTCATCATTATGAGAGCCTATTCCGGAACGAGGTTCAAGGTCAGTACCCCTGAAGGGGATCAAGAGTTCCGCTTAATCAACGATGACACCGTCGAGGCTGTTGTCGGAGATCCTCGGGCAATTACCCGCATATAAGGAGTCTTTATGGCAGAGCAAGAAAAGTTCGAGTTTGAGGACGATGTCCCAGAGATTGAGATTGTTGACGACACTCCCGAGCAAGACCGTGGGCGCAAGCCTCTGAACGTAGAAGATCCCACGGAAGACGAGATCGCCGAGTACAGCGAGAAGGTCCAAAAGCGTTTAAAGGAGTTGACTCACGCCCGTCATGACGAACGCCGGGAAAAGGAGAAGGCTTTAAGAGAACATCAAGAAGCCATCGCTTACGCCAAAGCCGTTGCGGACGAAAACCGCAAATTGCAGGAAAGGCTGGCCCACGGGGAGAAATACCTCATGGAGACCACCAAGGCTCGGGCAGAGGCAGAACTCTCCCAGATCGAGCGGGAGTACAAGGATGCTTACGACGCCGGGGATACCGACAGGATCATTGCCGCCCAGAAGCGTCTCTCGGAAATCGTGGTTCAAAAGCGGGAAATAGACAATTATGTTCCCACCCCTTTACAAGAAACTAAAACTCCTGTAGAAACTCAAATACCGAAAGTCGTCCCTGATGAACGCACCCGTCAGTGGGCATCACAGAATCAGTGGTTTGAGACTGATCCGGTTATGAGAGGTGCTGCGTTTGGTCTCCACGATGATCTCGTCCGCCGTGGATATACCGCTGGTTCGGACGCCTACTTCGAGCAAATCGATGCTCGCATTCGGGAAGAGTTCCCGCACAAGTTCGAGTCGAAGAGACCCGCCAACGTTGTCGCTCCGGCCTCACGGTCAGCATCTAGTACCAAAAAGATTTCTTTGAAACAGAGCGAAATCAATGTGGCAAAGAGATTGGGTATTCCCTTGGAACAATATGCCGCCAACAAGGCTAAATTAATGGAGCAAAACAATGGCTGAACGTACACCACGTGATCAAACGACTCGCACCAATTTTGAGCGCAAGAAGTCTTGGACACCGCCTTCTGTGCTCCCAAAGGTTTCAAAAGAGGATGGTTACGCTTACCGGTGGTTGAGGAAATCTCTCCTCGGAAAGGCTGACGATCAAAACATGATGTCCAAGCAGGAAGAGGGCTGGGAAACTGTTAGACGAGAAGACCACCTCGAACTGCAAACCCCCGGCAGGGC